TCCGTTTGGCAGTTAAATTTTTTATTACAAAGAATATAATCCATCCTTTGAAGTTTATCCTTTGCCAGTTTACTTTCAAGGGTTAAACTATATAGAATCTGACATTGAGGTTAGTAGGCACATCTTGGGAATGGCTAAACAATCTTTCGTTGGTAGCACGTTAATCAATCTTAATAATGGTGACCCAATTAATGAAGAACATAAAGGTGAAGTTGAACGTGGATTGTTAAAGAAGTTTACTGGTGATGCTGGAAAGCGTGTTGTGATAATGTTTAACAAATCAAAAGATAACGCTGCTGAAATAGTTCCACTTGCTACAACTACATTAACAAAAGAAGATTTTACGAATGTAAACAATTTGATTCAGCAAGAAATTTTTGCATCACATCAGATTGTATCACCTACACTTTTTGGAATTAAGACAGAAGGTCAACTTGGTGCAAGAAATGAAATCAGGGATGCATACGAGATTTTTAACAATGTTTATTGTCAGGAAAGACAATTGCTTTATAACGATATTTTCACGAAGTTTTGGAATCTATCAAATCACGTTGGAGAATTAAAGATACAGCCAGTAGAACCACTTAAGTTTGAATTTAGCGAAAATGTGATGGTTGCTAATTTAACACAAGATGAAATTCGTTCATTGATGGGTAAAGAGCCATTGCAATCAACTGAAGTTACTTCTGATGGCAGTCTTGCAATTACCAATGAAGTACCAGTTGCAACACCAATGGTTTCAAATGATGCTATTAAGAATTTATCAGGTAGGCAGTATCAGAATGTAATGCGTATTGTTAGGCAGTTCTCAAACGGCAAACTAAATAAATCACAAGCATCATTGATGTTAAAGAATGGGTTTAATTTTTCTGATGATGATGTAAATGTATTTCTTGGTATAGATGATTTACCGATTACAGAATTTGAGATTCAGAAGTTTTCAATGTCTGAAGAAGATAGAATTGTTCAGGAATTTGAACAATGTGGTGTTGATAGAAATGATTATCAATTTCATAAATCAGAATCTGTTGTTTCAAAATTTGCAATGGATTTAAATCAGAATGAAGCTAATGTTTTGGATTTGATTACAAAAGATAAAAATATTACATCTGAAGTTATTGCTAAATCTTTAAAGTTGGCAGTTACTGTTGTTAATGATATTATTAAAAAACTATCTGAAACAAAAGTAATAAATATAATACCTTCTAAAATCAATGCAGCACCAAAATATGAAGTGGTTAAACCAGTATCTGAATTAGGTGGTAAGAATGCAAAAACTACAAGGGTTTTTATTGCGTATTCTTATGAATGGCGTGTAGCTGATAATGGCAAACCATCAAGACCATTTTGCGAAAGATTACTTGCATTAAGCAGAACAAGAATGTGGACACGTTCAGATATTGAACAGATTTCACTTCGTTTAGGATATAGTGTATTTGATAGGTGTGGTGGTTGGTGGACAATGCCGAATGGCACACATTCGCCACAATGTAGACACGAATGGGTTAGTCATCTTGTAACAAAAAAATAGTATGAGCAAAAATATTCTTTTTCTTACTGAAGAAACATTTAAGTCACGAACTGGTGCATCTAATAACATTGATGGCAAACAGTTATTCCCAATGATAAAAGTTGCTGCTGATATTCATATTCAACCAGCATTAGGAAGCAAGTTATACCAGCGTTTGCAAGATGGAATTGAAGCAAATAATCTTACTGCAAACGAAGAAGGTTTGATAAATAATTACATAACAGATGCTTTGATTTGGTACACGATGTCAATGCTTCCAATGGTAATGGGTTTTCAATTATTCAGCAAAGGATTCTTACAGAAAACATCTGAAGAAAGTAATGCACCATCACGTGCAGATTTAGAATTGATTGAAGCAAAATATACTTCAATGGCTGAATTTTACAAGACAAGATTGATTAAGTATCTACAAGAAAATTACACATTATTTTACGAATACATTAATACTGGAAGTGGTTTTGATGTGATATTTCCTGAAGCGAAAGCGTATAGTTGTCCGATTTATTTAGGTGATAATTATCAAAGTGCAAATCCAAGATACGTTAATTCATCATCAGGTTATACATCACCAGCAATTGCATATTATACGGCAGTAGGAAATGAAACAACATTTAATGTTCCAGCACTTGGTGGGCGTGAATGTTTGGTTGCAAGTAGGGGTGGTTTGGCTAAAATAATAACAAACGGACCAACTTCAAATACTGGTTACATTCAAATCGTTGGTCAGGTGGTTACACTTCCAACTGGTGACATTGCTTTGGCTGGTGAATTATTTTCATTCTTATATAGATAATATGAGCAAAGGATATAAAAAAGAATACGTTGATAAAGTAAAACAAAAGTTTAATGACATACAACGAAATAGTAAATTATCTGACAAGTCTATTGCAAAGCCACGCAATGATAAACACGGTAAGATTTGCAACACCAACTGAATGGTTGGCTTGGGATGAGCAACCAATACTGCCAGTTGCTTTATTTGGCATCAATTCAGGTAACATTAATTTAGGGCGTGAAATAACTTATCAGATAACCTTTTGGTATTTAGATAAAAGTGGTGTTGAAGGTGAATTTGAAACTGATGTAATTTCTGACCAACATCAAATTGCTGGTGATATAATTTCAACAATCAGACAAAATCGTTTATTGGTTATAGATGAAAATATAACGTGGAATGCAGTTAGTGAAAAGTTTGAAGATTATTTATCAGGTGTGACAATGACATTTAGTATATCAACAAAGGGCGAATTTAACGCTTGTGATTTTCCAACAAAATCTTAAATATGAAATACATTTTATCAGTTTTATTTTTGTTTTTTTTCTTTTCAGGATTTACGCAGATATATCAGGAGATGCCACAATATGGTTATCGTGCTAATCGTATGGCATTTGATTCTACATTGCAGATTCCAACTGTATGTGGTGTTCCAACATTAAAATCTGTTGTATCAGTTAGAACAAAATCAGCAATTGCATTTGATTCTTGCAATAATAAGTTTTATACTTACAATCCAAAAACACAAACTTGGTCTGAAGTATCAGGTGGGGGCAATCCAACATTTCAAAATGTTATTGATAATGGTAATTTAATTACTAAAAATGATACGATAAAACTTAATGAACAAACAAGACTAAATTTCACTGGCAAAGCTTCAGGAAATCAAACTTATCCTTTATTAGATATTTATAATGGTAATAGTGGTGGAATTATATGGATGCGACAATTTAGCGACCCTTTGCAACAAATATTTTTTTCAACCAATTTTACATATTTAAGTAATGATGATATTAGTATTAATACAACTACTGGTTTAAATATTACAAATGGAGATATTAATATGGTTAATGATAATAAAATTAATTTCTTAAATACATCAGGTGGTAATTATAGTTCACTTATTTCAGATGCTAATAATGATGGTAATGATAAATTACATCATTTACCAAATTTATATCAAGTATATAATGATACACTTGCAACAACTTTAGATATAAGAAACAATACAATTGATACATCAAATAGATTTGTAAATGATGTAGTAAAGAAAAACGATTCTACCATTACGGTTTACAAAGGTTCAACAGCAACAGATATTACATTAACGCCATCAGCAACTGTAACTGCTGCAACAAGATTGGTAACAACTGTTTATAATAATTCAGGTGTAACTATTGCAAAGGGAAGTGTTGTTTATATCAATGGCAGACATTCATCTAACTTGCCAACGATAGCTTTGGCACAAGCGAATACTGAAGGTAATTCGTATGCTACATTTGCGCTTGTTCAAGATAATATTACAAATGGAAATAGTGGTACAGCTATTCAAGCTGGTAATATAGGAAATCTAAATTTACCAACTTCATCTTATGCAGATGGTGAAGTTGTTTATTTATCTGCAACTGTTGCTGGTGGTATAACTGTAAATAAAAATTCAGTATTAGCACCAAATCATATTGTAAAGATTGGAACGATAACACGTGCGCATCCAACATTGGGTAGCATTGAAATTAAGATTGAAAATGGATGGCAGTTAGATGAATTATCAGATGTCAAGATTGCTGTTGTTCCAAATGATTCTACATTGTTTCAATTTAGTCGTGTTGATTCATTGTGGCACGATGTAAGTGTTACTAATGCTATTGGTAATAAGTATTTAAAACCAACAGATAGTGTTTCCCTTTCTAATAGAATCAATCTTAAGGTAAACATTTCAGATACAGCAACGATGTTAAGTAAATATCTTCGTAAGACTGATACAGCATCATTATCTTCAAGAATAGATTTGCGTGTTAAATATACAGATACATCTACAATGCTTACACCGTATTTACGCAAGGTAGACACTACCAATAGATTCGTTAACAACATTTCCCGAACAGTAGGGAAGGATTCTATAATATTCAATATAGGCAGTACACGTTATGCCATTAAAGATAGTGTTGGTAGTGGGGGAACATCTTACACATTCTCTACTGGTTTAACTAATACATCAGGAACAGTTACAAGCAATCTATCTACTGGTGTTGCTGGTGGGCAGTCTGTTGTTGGGGGAACTGCTGCAAGTAATTCCCTTACATTATCATCTACAAGTAATGCAACAAAAGGTAAGTTGTTATTTGGCACATCAGCATATGATGAAGTTAATAATCGTTTGGGAATTGGTACTACAACGCCAATATCAATAATACAATCTACTGGAAGTATTACAGCTTCATCTGCAAATGCAAAAGGAGTAAATTTAACTTCTACATTAGTAGCTGCAGCAAATGGTGACACATTAACTGGATTAGATGTAAATACAACTTATACAAATGGCGCATTTACTGGAGTGCAAAATTATATGCAGAAGTGGTCAATAAATGGGGTAGTTAAATCTTATATGCGAGTATATGGACAAACTTGGCTAATCGGTGATGGAACAACTGAAGCTGGAAAAATTGAATATACAACACCAAGTGGATTTCCAGGCATTCTAACACAAACTTATTCAGGTGGTTCGTATGTTAATAGATTTGATTTAATCAACAGAGGTAGTAGCTTTAGATTAGGATTTGATGCTTCAAATGGTGGTCTTGGTAATCTATCAATATTCAATACTGGTAATGTTGTTATCTCATCAAGTGGTATGACAGATGCTGGATACAAGTTAGATGTAAATGGTACTGCAAGAGTGCAAGGTGCATTAAACTTTAATCCAACAAACACAGCATCAGGTACAACTGGCAATCAGACTATAAACAAAGCATCAGGAACAGTTAACATTGCTGCTGCTGGAACAACAGTAACAGTAACCAATTCACTTGTATCAGCATCATCAATAGTGTATGCAGTAATAAGAACAAATGACTCTACAGCAACGATTAAGAACGTAGTACCAGCTGCTGGTTCATTTGTGATAAATTTAGGTGCGGCAGCGACAGCAGAGGTATCAATAGGATTTTTCGTAATAAATTAAAATATATGAAAGCAATTCAACCAGTATCAATTTGGGCTAATGGAGTGAATTCCCAAGCAACACAATTATCATTAACTATTATTAATGATAACCTATCTACATCAGCAACACTTTATTATCAGTTACTTGCTGAAGATGGAACGCAACTAGCACAAGGTAACTTGACTATTGATGGCGAAGAGTATCAGACTTGGGGGGCATCATCTGACATTAATAGTGAAGCTTATGTAATCGCTGCAACAAAGCTTGCTTTGACACTTATTTAATTTTGTTGATATGCTTAAAAATAGTAACTTAGTAGATATGGAACATCATTCGCATCCCTTTTTAGCTGCGTTTAGTAGCGTGTTATCAATAACAAGTGCTTCACTTTGCTTAATTACTGCATCAGATGTTCAGCCATACTTTACTTTAGTTGGTTCAATTATAGCCATTGCTTCCGGTATATTCGCAATCAGATATTATTATTTCGCCACAAAAAAAATAAAATGAACTCATCAATCTTTACTTTAAACAAAGCTGATTTTATTAAAGGATTAATTATTGCTATTATTACTGCAGTAATTACTTTACTTTACAACACAGTTCAGACTGGATCATTAACTTTTGATTGGAAAGCAATATCTACTGCAGCAGCGTCTGCAGCTTTAGCCTATATCATGAAAAACCTACTTACGAATTCAAGTGATGAATTTCTAAAGAAGGAAAAATAAATGACAAAAGTACAAGTCTGCAGGGAATACTTGAAAAAGTATCCCAACTACCCTAATTTGAAACTTGCCAGGATAATCTATTCTGAGAATAATCTATTGTTTAAAAATGTAGAGTCTGTTAGAAGTACAATCAGAACATTAACAGGTAATAATGGCAAATCAAGCAGAACTTACGATAAAAAGTATGTAACAGAAGCAAAGCCATTAAATCCTTATAAGTTACCTGAGTCTTACGAAGAAAAGCGTGAGGCTTTTGTTTTACCGAAAGCTTGCGACAATATATTGCTTATCTCTGATTTACACATCCCTTACCACAATATTAAGGCTATTACCATTGCTTTAGATTATGGCAAAGCAAATAATGTAAACACTATTTTCATCAATGGTGATTTAATCGATAATCACCAGGTGAGCAGATTTGAGACTGATCCAAAGAAGCGCAGCGTGAAGCAAGAATTTGATGCAACAAAGCAATTTCTTGTTTCACTTCGTGCAGCTTTTCCTGATGCGGCTATTTATTGGCTAAAAGGTAACCATTGCATAAGATGGGAGAAATTCTTACTAATGAAGGTGCGTGAAATATGGGATGATGAGTACTTTCAACTGGAGGAACGATTGCAGCTTAATTCTGTTAAGGTAAAATTATTAGATGATAAGATTTTAGTAAAAGCTGGTAAGTTATCTATCACACATGGTCATCATATTTTCAAAGGTGTATTTACTCCAGTTAATCCATCAAGAGGAGCGTTTTTAAGGGCAAAACAGAGCCTTATCGTTGGCCATTTGCACAGAGCGTCACATCATCCTGAGGTTGACCTAGATGGCAAAATAATAAGCTGCTGGAGTACAGGTTGCTTATGTGAGCTTAAGCCTAATTACTCGCCAATGGTCAGCAATTCTCAACATGGCTTCGCTCATATCATGGTTGAGAAAAATGGAGATTATACGGTTAAAAATTATCAAATAGTAAATGGTAAACTTCATTAATTATGTCAGAGAAAGTTATAATAGATGAAACACCTGCACCGGAAGAAGAATATGATGGTGAGATACTTTTATCTTCATCTCATGACTATATTACATCTGCAGTTAATGCACTTGCTGCCATTGATAATATTGACACAGCAATATTAAACAAGACAGATGAGAACCGTATAAAAAAAATAAAAAGACAATCACTAAGAATATTATCACACTATATTAATGAAATCTATGAGGAAACTTTTGATGATTCTGATGGTGGTGATCAGTAGCTGCTACTCACCAAACAAAGCAAATAAAGAGCTTAAGAAAGCTTATGACAATTATCCTGAGCAAGTGGCTGAGTTTACCCGTGATAAGTTTCCATGTAAGGAAACTGGCATTGACAGTGTTGTCAAAACTGAGTATGATTTCATTGAGATTAAATGTCCAGATTCATTGCAGCAGAGTCAAGTAATTGACACTATTTACTTGACAAAGAAGTCAAAGCCAAAAACTTACATTATTTATAAAGATAAGTTTGTGGCCATTCCTTCCACAACCAAAATTATCACTAAAGTTATCAGAGACAGCACTTTTGAGATACTGCTTAACAAAAGTGTAATGGATGCCAAATATTCAAAGGAAAAATGCGATAGAAGAGGCGATTATATCAATTGGCTGTTGATTGCTTTTTGTCTGTCATTTATTGCTAACATATTATTTATCACAACAAAGCGATGAACGAGATAGCCTTCCAAAATCGTTTAAAAAGTTATAATCTTTACGCAAATGTAAACAAGTACCAGCTGCGTGGAATGCTTGCCATCATTAACGAATTTGAGGCTAATAAATTGCTGACAGATAAGAGATGGTTAGCTTATATGCTAGCAACAGTATACCACGAAACAGCAAAGACTTTTGAGCCAATTGAGGAAGTAGGTCATGGCATTAGAAAGCCATATGGCAGAAAATTAAAAATGAATCTCAAGCCATATCAACTACCAGACAAGTTATATTATGGTCGTGGATTTGTGCAGCTTACCTGGTATGATAACTATGAGAAGTTTGGGAAGTTATTGAAGCTTGACCTATTGAATGAGCCTGAACTTGCACTCAAACTTGATGTATCAATACAGATACTTTTTAAAGGCATGACTCAGGGCCTGTTCACTGGTGTTAATTTGGCTCGTTATTTTAATGATCAGCGTGAAGATTGGGTTAATGCAAGAAAAATTATAAACGGATTAGATAAAGCTGAGGTAATCTCACTTTATGCTCGTAAATTTATATTGTGTCTTACTTAACGGGAGATTTTAGTAGTTTTAGACCGGGTATATCTATACTCGGTTTTTTTATGTGTATAACTTTATTTTAAAATAATTATAAATAAATTTGGAAATTAAAATAAGGCATCATAGATTTGCTTTATCAATCATTTAAAACTACACAAATGAAAAAATCAACACAAGACACAATCACTGTAACTATCATTATCTTGATAGCATTATTCATCGAAAATTTTATAAAATGGTAAAACACGAAACACGAGGGCGAAAGCCACTACAAGACAAACTTAAAAAAGTACACCTTCAACTTTATGTCCAACAGTACCAGGTAGATAAACTTGGTGGCATAACAAAAACAAAAGAAAAACTTTTAAACTACATCAATGAAAAAACTATTCGAAATACTAAGCTGGAAGCGTGATGATGATTTCATCATTGTACAAATTGATGAAAACAAATACACCACAGAAACAACTATTGTAATTCCAGAATATAAGTTTGAGACTTTTCTGAGCAGACATGACCGGTTATATTATGAGACTCATGATATCACCACTGGTCAATACCAATCAAAATACTATCGGTTGTCAATGGATGAATATTTCAATGATATGCATTATTCTGATGTTGCTGATGATTTGTATGATTACATAAGTATCAGACACATTGACTTTGATAAATCCTATCAGATAACTAATAACGCTATCCAATCACTTATGAAATATTTCAAACTATGATTCCATTTATAATTTTAGCAATACTTGCAATTTTGTACACTTTTGCTAATTTAAAAAGAAAGCCAAATGACAAAACGAGACTTGAAAAAACAAAAATGGAGTTCTATAATAGAATCCATACTACAACTGAACCACACATCCAATCAAATCATCTTACAACAAAAAATTAAAACATTATGTCAAGCTATTTCATTGATACCAACACTAGACAAATCACATTCACAGACAACCGGTTCTACTCCACAGAAGATGGAGTCAATGTGCCATCAGTCACAACAATACTCCAAGCCTATCCAAAAGACGCACATTTCTTCCAATGGCTTAAGCAAGTGGGAGACGAGGCTGATGCGATTCGTGACGAGGCTGGCCGAAGGGGATCAGTAGTGCACAGCCTTACCGAGCAATATGACGCAGGTCAAGAAGTTAACTTATTAGATAACGGAGGTAATATTGGCTACAAGCTTAATGAGTGGACAATGTTTGAGCGTTATGTAGATTTCAGAAATAACTATCCACTTGACATTATTCATTCAGAGTTTAACATCATTTCACCTAAGCTTGGCTTTGCGGGTACCATTGACAGAATAATCCAAATCAATGGAGAGAACATTTTGTTGGATATTAAGACCAGTAACACCGTTTATGACCATTACTGGTGCCAATTAGCAGCATATAAGAAGCTTATGCAGGAACAATATGGCTCAATCAATATTATCGATAAAGTGGCAGTTTTATGGCTTAACGCTAAGACTAGAACAGCTGGCAAAAAAGACCAAATACAGGGCGCAGGATGGCAGCTGATAATAAGAGATCAGGCTGAAGAGGCTAATGACTGGGATTTGTTCCAATGTACGCACAAGCTATGGCTAGCGCAGAACGGACAAATGCAACCTAAATTAAAATCATATTCATTAACTCATAAATTATAAAAAATGTCAGAAATAGCTTGGAGATTAACATTCTCAGATTTAGAATATAATCATAAAAATTATGATTTTAATAGAAGACAATTTAAATCATTAATTGATAAAATAGATGAATTGACTTATGGCAAAAAATATATTTTTCTTTTACATAGAGAAGATTATGGTATGGATCCATTTATATGCAAATCAGCTAACTTAATACAATGGCTTATTGAAAATGCTCCAGTTTGGGGATGTATAGGTCATTATCACTTATTTTGTTATGAAAGCTGGGAGGAAGCATATAAAGAAGCATTAAGCTTACAAGAAAGATTTGATAATTGTTATAAAAAAAGTAAAACAAAGAAAGTTAAAAATAAAAATGCTGACATCATACTGTCGTAATTAATACAATGGGAGCAATCAACAATTCTACTGCCATCTATCTAACCATCAGTGATGGGAAGATCTGCAGACGTGTACAATCTCCAACAGCTAGTTCTATCCAGCGCACCACAAAAGATGGTCGTGTGGTTAATGAAGAACATTATAACGGTTGGATGGGGATAATAACCAACATTACTACTCGTGAGAGCGAGTACGGCAAAGAGTGGAATGTCACAATTAATGACGGAACTGTGACAGTTATTCTTAGCTTTAAGTACTCTTCAGGCTACGCAGCAAGCTTTCTTAAGGCTTTGCCAAATGTCAAATTATCTGAGCCAGTTACTTTTACGGCAAAGGTGACTATTGATGGAGACAAGAAGCGAACAGTGCTATTCTTAAATCAAAATGGCACTGCAATCAAATGGGCTTACACTAAAGACAATACAAATGGCTGTCCTGGTCTAAAGCAAATTAAAGTCAAAGGCGTAAATACTTGGGATAATTCAGATATGATGGAGTTCCTAGAGTCAATGGTCAATAATGACATCTTGCCACAGCTTAATGGTTCTGTAGGTGACATGCCATTCTAAAAATTAAACACAGGCTGTTGCAATCAGCAGCCTGTACTTTTTTGTAAATTACAAAACTACTAAAATGTCAAATTCTCAAACCGCACTACAACTTCACATCGAGATGATGAAAAAGGAGTTAGAAGTAATGGAGTCCACAAATGTTAAATTCGGATTGCTTCTTAAACTTATCAGAGAAGCTAGTGAATTAATTTCATTAGAACAGTTGCAGATAATGGACGCACATCATACAGGCAGAATGCAGCAATACTCTATTTCAAAACAATCTTCACTTGAATTTTACAATGAAAAATATAAAACAGAAATATCTTGATATCCTATCAATAATCTCAGTAATATTACTAATAATAGCAATGATACTGATTATAATCAATGAGGTAAAGAAATGACAAGCATACCGTAAGATCTGCTATCATTCACCAGGTCATCCAGTTGGCGTAATCGAAAATGAATATCGGCTTGGGTAACGCATGAGCATCGTAGCTCATAGATAAGGGTTCGAATCCCTTACTGGATACATGAAATTAAACTTAGGCTACAGACCAATAGCACTTTACAACACAGAGAAAAAAGAATTAGTGGCTGTATTCAGATATAAGATACTTGCAGCTAGATATCTTTTTGAGAAATATGACAGTTATAAAGCTTCTCGTGTTGAGTGTTCGATAAATAATTTAGGATGTATCAATAAGGGGACTATATTTGATTTTAAGGTCACTTTTCGGTATGCGAACAGCAAACAGATAGAAATGCTAGGAGATGCTGATTATATCATTACAGATGGCTATCCTGAGGCAATTAAAACAAGAATGGACGGATTCAAAAAGTATTTTCCACTTAAACCATAAAACACAATGACCGCAGTAGATTATCTTATCAAATCACTTGACCTCATCAACTGGATAGAAGATGATGGCCAACCACACACACAATTAAAGATGCTTGATGATGCTCAAAATCTTGAAAAGCAGCAAATCATTGATGCATTTGAAGCTGGGCAGCAAGACACAGCCAATGGCTATTACATCAAGCATGGCAGAGTATATTATCATGAAAAGTATCCGAATCGTCAGCTTAAAACTGACAATTCAAATATAGATGATAGGTCGGAAGCATTTGATAGAGTTATTGATGCCATGCAGATGATCAGTAACCCAGATGAAAGATTAATCCTTCATTTAGCCATCAAAAAATATATTGAATTATCATGATGCAATACAAACAACGAAATTACAAATGTAAATGCGGCATTAATTATAAAAGATATGTTTGGGAATCAGACATTAAAAGCTACAAATTTAAATGCTTAGAATGCAAGTCAATCATCGGCAGAACAAAGCTTGTAATTGATAAGCTTTATTCAATCACATCAATTAGAACACCAACTAAAAACAGATAAATGAGAAACACTACTAAAATAATATCAGAATTTTTTACTATTGGTTCCCTTACTTGGGAAGAAGCTTGTGAATGTGCTTTACTATATGCTAATAAAATTAGTGATGAAAAACTAATAGATGAAGTAAAGTTAATCATGCAAAAAGAAGTTAGAGTAAGAGCAGAAAATAAACCACAAAGTGAAGTACAACAACAATTAGCATTATGGAGTTAAGACAATACCAAATAGACATCTCTTCTGCAGCCTGTGAGTTGCTAAAAGAATATAAAATTGCCTATCTGAATATGCAAGTGCGCACTGGTAAGACAATCACTGCTTTTGAGACTGTTACAAAGTTAGGGGTAAAAGAAATAGTATTTGTAACAAAAAAGAAGGCAATACAATCAGTACAAAAAGATTACTTAGATAATTATGCTGCAGACTTTAAATGTCATATCATAAACTTTGAAGCATTGCATAAGATCAAGGATTTAAGGCCACAGCTGTTTATCATTGATGAAGCTCATTCACTTGGTCAGTATCCTATCCCTTCACTTAGAACAGTGCAATTGAAAAGTTTATGTAGTAAGCTTCCAATTATCTTTCTATCTGGTACGCCATCACCTGAGTCTTACTCTCAATTATTTCATCAGTTTTGGGTGAGCAGCTACTCACCATTTGAAGAAAAGACTTTCTATTTATGGGCAAAAAATTATGTGACTGTTGCAGAGAAATATATTTTTAATCGCAAGATTAATGACTACAGCAATGCTAACCAGGTTAAGATTGAAGAAAAAACAAATTATTTATTTATCCCATACACACAAGAAGAGGCTGGCTTTAGTGAACTTGTACAGGAGACTGTACATCATATAAAAATGTCTGATAAAATATATTTGATTGCAGATAGGCTAAGAAAGGATAAAGTTGTTACTGGCAAATATGGACA